GCGTGCTAGTCTTTAGAGACACAGGAGGATTTATGGCTGACCTAATTACTAGAGCAGAATATAAAAATTACTTGGGAATTAGCAGTAGTAATAAAGATACTGAGATTGATCTACTAATACCCAAAGTTAGTCAGTTAGTAAAAACCTACTGCCGCAGAAATTTTACTGACTACTATGACGAAGCAAAAACAGAATACTTTGATGGTGGTTTTGATAAATTAATCTTAAAAGAAACACCAGTAACTAATGTATTACAAGTTAGCCAAAGTAGCAACTATGGTAAAACATATGCAACTACTCTTGTAGAATACACAGACTGGATTCAAGATGGCGATACTATTCGCGCATTAACAAATGGTGGTTGGTTTTTGGAACATCCACGCGGATATAAAGTTAGTTACTTTGCTGGCTATGAATTTGTACCAGAAGATCTTAAACTAGCAGTACTTGATCTAGTAGAATACTATTCGAAGAATAATAGTGCAGTACATGTAAATCGTGACGTTACACCTAATGTTACGCAGATACAATATGTAGCTACCACAAACTTTCCAGCACATATTAAGCGTGTACTAGATCAGTATATGGCGGATTATGCATAATGGAAGCTGGACAATTTGTACAGTTTTTAATTGGTTCTGCTCAAAGTTTATTTCCACAAGCAAAAAGACCAGGTAAATTACAAGCTACTATAGAAAAAGTAATTGAAGAGGCACAAGAAGATTTACGTGTAACTATAGAGAAGAACCTTCCGGTTATATATCTTGTAGATACAAAAGTATTATTACAAAATTTTGTTGATGGTTTTGTAGACGCTCTTGAATCCAAGAAAATAGATAAATATGTTTACTCTATACTTGTTAAAGAAGAGGGCTTTGATATAAGTGTATTTTCAAACGACAAAGCTTTTGAAGAATTGTTTGATGAAAAGTTAGTTCAGGTTCAGCTAGATTTAACTAACCCAACGTATCAAAGAGAGCTATTAACTACCTTAGATCAAGCCTTTCCTAGAAAACTAAATGAGTTTAGATTTATCAAAAGAGTAGTAAGAACATTAAAGCTACTACAAGCTAGTATTCCACAGAAGCTAGTAGCAGCTAGCAATGACCAAATAAATGATATATCTAGACAAAGAATTAGTGAAGATATTCGCAGGCTGGGTACAGAATTTAGAGATTTTCTTAGAACAGAAACACCAGCTAAAATAAGTAGTCCGGAAAGATATATTAGCAACTTTAAATCTGATAGACAATTAGTTATAGTTGTAGACTCTTATCGTAGAGCAATTGACCTTGTAAACAGTGCCCTTACAGAAAAACTAAGATCAATATTAAAAGAAAAGTTTGGTATAGAGGTTACTAAAGATTTTACAGCAGGTAGCTTTACTCAAGCAGGTCACACAGGATTGCTTGCTAAAGATAAAAAAGGTGTAGTAGAGGTAGTAGGTATTAATACTCCTCTAACACAAAGAATTATAGTAGCTGCTCAACAAGAAGTACCAGCACAAACATTTAATTTAAATGACTTTGTATTAGATACTGACCATATTAGATCATCTGTAGAGATAACTAAGCCTAGATTAGGTAAAACTTTATTATCTATGAATTTTTCTGTATTAATTAGTATGGAAAAGGCTTATAACCTCAGTCTATCAGGACAAGAAACTAAAGCAGCAGATGCTTTAATTAAAAAATTTTTTGACAAAACCAGAAAAAGCCTGTTTGATAATTGGAAAAAAACTTTAGCAAGTAGTAAAGCTATAGAATATATTGTTTCAAAGCTACGATTTTCTCCGACAATAGCAGAAGATATTGCCGAACAAATTCATAGCGCACTGCAGGGCAAAAAGATTAAAAAACCTCCTGTTAGTACTACAGTAAATACTAAAACTAAAGGAACTCCTGTACTAGCAAAATTTAAAACTAATATAAAAACTAGTAATCAAAAAGTAAGTGTAAATCCAGGTACTGTAAATACTAAAAAACGTAAGGCTGCGCCTACGTTGCAAAGATCAGTAACAAACTTACAAAACTTACTTAATAATTTGCTTGTAACAAAAATTAAAGAAAATATGGGTACAGGCAGTAGGCGAGATATATTAAATTTACGCAGTGGCAGATTTGCTGAAAGCGTAAAGGTAAATAATGTATCCAGTAGTCGAGCCGGTATGATTTCTGTTTTTTATAGTTATATGAAAAACCCTTATGCCACCTTTAGTCAGGGTGGGCTCCAGCAGTACCCACGCAGCAGAGATCCTAAACTGTTAATCTCACGATCAATACGTGAACTAGCAGCACAGCAAATGATTACTAAACTAAGAACGGTGGCACAATGAGCAAGAGAGTTAGCATAGTTAAAGCACTTGCTGAAGTGTTCAAAACCATAGACGGTACTAGTCCATATACCACAAATTTAACAAATAACAGCTACCCCAAACTAAAGTTCTGGGACGAAGTAAATGATTTTCCAGCTGTATATGTACACCCTACCAGCGAAACTCGTGACTATTTACCTGGCGGATTTGCCTGGGGCCTACTAGGCGTATGTGTTAAAGTATATGTAAAAAGTGAGGAAGAGTCACAAGAACAACTTGAAGCCTTATTAAGCGACCTAGAAACTTGTGTAGACTTAAACAGAAACCTAGTATATGATGCAACAAATCAATATGGTACAACTGAAATAGAAATACAGTCAATTACTACAGACGAAGGATTATTGGCTCCCTATGCAGTTGGCGAAATCATCTTACAAGTTCGTTATCAGATCATGTAAGCAACTGTGCTAAATTTGCTAACAACAGATAAATGTCTAGTAGATGCAATATAGCACCTAATAATAAGGAAGAGACATGGCATTTAATTTAATTCGTAATGCGCGTATGTTTTTTACAACTAATGTGGATGTAAACACAGGTGTTGTAAAGGCAACAGGTTTCACAGCCAGTAATACTAAAGAAATTCAGGTATTAGATGGACTAAGTTTTAGTCAAGCTACTGGCACAGAAACTGTAACAGTTAACGAAGCTGGTACAGATCCAGCACGTGGTCAGCGTCAGTTTAACACCAGCCTAGAGCCTGTTGAATTAACATTTAGCACATATATGCGCCCATATTTTACTGAGGGCACTACAAGTGGTGCAGCTCTTGATGCAGACGATGTCATCGATGCTGAAGAGGATGTGTTGTGGAACGCAATGTATGCTGGTTATATTAACGGCACAGATGAGCTAATTGCTACTACTAGTAGAACACCAGCTGGTGCCGGTACATGGCCTGCTAGTGGTCAAGGTAGTGGTGCTGCTTGGTATCAAGTTAATGGTACAGGTGCAGCTGCTCCATATAGCGTTGTATCAGTTTCCAAGAGTGCTAAAAATCAGCTACAAAAATTTGGCGTAATTATTGTACTAGATGCTAGTAGTTATGTTATTGATAACTGCGTGTTAGATCAAGCAACAATTGATTTTGGCCTAGATGCAATTGCAACTATTGCTTGGACAGCTCGTGGTAGCACACTACGCAGTGCTGCAATCACAGCAACAAGTACACCAGTAAGTGGTGCTATTACACTAAGTGGTACTATTGCAGATCCAGTTACTAGCACACAAACTACTATTGGTGCTACACAAGCTGCAAAAGCTAAAAATACCACAGCGCCTTTCTTAGCTAACAAACTAAGCAGCGTTACACTACAAGCATATACAAGTAGCCCCAGCTATGGCAGCGGTGGAGCTCCTAGCGGTACTAGCTATAATCTAGCACTAACAGGCGGTAGTATTACACTAAGTAATAATGTTACATACTTAACACCTGCTAACCTAGGTGTAGTTAATAAGCCATTTACCTATTTTACAGGCACACGAGCAATTAGTGGTACAATTAATTGCTACCTAAAAACAGGTACTAACAATAGCGCAGATTTAATTAACACAATGTTAGCAAACAGCAGCAGCGATATTGAGCCTGATTTTAAACTAGTGTTACATATTGGTGGCAGCTCTACCAGTGCAACACGTGTTACACTAAACATACCTGCAGCTGTGTTATCAATACCAACAATTAACACAGAACAAGTTGTTAGTCAAACAATCAACTTTACTGCTCAAGGTACTGGAGCTAGTGCGTTTGATCTTGAAGAAGAAAACGAGATTACAATCAACTACTACTCAGCTAATACCACAGTATAATTAACTAGGGGGCTACGTGCCCCCACCACAAACTTATAGGATTTTAATTTTATGTCAGCACAGTTGTCCCTAAAAAGCATGTTAGTTCCTAGCAAGGAGATTAATGTAGAATATCCAGGTATGCCAGGATTTGAGGTTAAAATATGCTTTTTAAGTCGTGAAACCCTACAGAACATTCGCAAAAAAGCCACAAAAACTACCTTTAAAAATCGTCAGCCTGTTGAAGAACTAAATGATGACCTCTTTTTAGAACTATATGTTAAAGGATCAATTAAAGGTTGGACTGGTCTTAAAATGCGTTATCTTGAACAACTTGCGCCTGTTGATTTAAGCGATCAAGATCCAGAAGCAGAACTAGAGTATAATGAAGAAAATGCACTATACTTAATGAAAAGTTCTGTAAACTTTGACAGCTTTATCAGTGAGCAAGTAACTGACCTGGGAAACTTTACCAAGAGCAAATAGTTGACATAAATACACAGTTGGAAAATTACTTTCATAATAATGAAGTTGGCATGACCAAAGACCAGTATTATGAAATGTGTGAGATGTTAGGCAATGAACCCGTAGATGCTGATATACCCGTTGAGTTTAGCGACTTAGCTACTATAACTCAGGATACTATGGAATTATATGGCTATCTACCAGATCGTTGGGAAGGCATGAGTGGCACATTTATGGGCAAAGACTATAGTATAGTTTTTGACTTATTTGTTGCACATGAAGTTTTAAACAAGCCTGAACAAAGATTAATGTTAAAAATAATGTCTACTATAGATAAGATCCGTGGTGACATTATAGCCAAAAAACAAAAAGAGCGTGAAAACAAAAAGCCTTCTAGTTAATATTAGAAGGCTTTTTTATTGCACCAAAAATGTTAGATTGATATTTTTTTGTACCTGTGGTATAATTAACATAAAACTTACAAAGGTACAAGGCAAAAAATGCTGGTGTACAGTTAGGAGAAGAGATGGCACTTCCAGATATTACGCAGCGATTAAAGTTACAAGCCGAAGGCGTAAAAGAAACCGAAACAAGTAGTGCAAATATACACAAGAATCTTGCTGGAGCTGCACAAGCTGCAGAAGCCTTAGCTCGTGCTCAGGCCGCTAACGCTAGAAGAGCTAGTGCACAATCACCACGTGAAAATTTAGAGTATAATCAAATGCGTGGTAGCGCTGGTGTAACTGGTGCGGCAGCTAGAGATTTTGCAGATCAGTCTCGTGGACTTGGTCCGCTAATTAGATTATACGCTGCATTTGCTGCTAACGTATTTGCACTTAGTGCTGCCTTTGGCGTACTTAGAAATGCTGCTGATACTAGTAATCTTATTGACGGACTCAATACACTAGGTGCCGTTAGTGGTAAGGCATTAGGTACTGTTGCTAAGCAATTAGTACAAGCTAGCGATGGTGCTATTAGCTTGCGCGATGCTATGAGCAGCGTAGCTATGACTAGTAGTGCTGG